TTTTACACTTTCCAAGTGGTTCTTTGCTTGAGCAACTTGCTCCTTCAAAGCTAATTTTTTTCTTTTTATATCTCTTTCCTCGTCAACTTCTTCATCAAAAGAAAATTGATCTTCCATTAAAAAGTCAACTTCTTCTAAAGTTAAATGAGGTTTAGTTTGTCTATAATATTCTCTAAGAAGACTCACATTGTCTAAGTTAGAATAATCTTTGTTTAACTTAACGTAATCTTCTATGTCTCCGCCTGTATCATTCATAAAGTCAACTAACTTTTGAATATTTTCAGGTAGTGGTTTGCCTGTGGCCTCAGCTTCAGCTACAGCTTCTTGAACTTGCTCAGTTACTTCTTCTACTTCTTCAGCAACTTCTTCATCAGTTATTTCTTGAACGACGGGCTCTTCATCTTGAACTTGTTCGGGCTTTTCTTCTCCGGCAGGTTCTTCAACTTTTTCTTCGACGTTTTCTTCACGTACTTCTTCGCTAACTTCGGATTCGTCGCGAACAGGTACCTCATCTGTGCTTTGCTCTCTAGCGGCATCTTCTACAGGTTTATCTAAATCTATTTTAATTACACTATCATCTCCAGCACTTTGAAATTTGCTTTCGTCAACAGTTTGCTCTTGTGTAGTTTCTTCAACTACGTTTTCTTTTTCTTCCATAATAAAATAATATATAAATTAGTAAATTATTTAGGTTCAAACGCACCTAAATTAAATCCACCTCCAAGTATATCATTACCTGCATCTTCAAAGTTTTTAGGTGAACCACCTGTTTTTCTTTGATCTATAAGCTCTGATTGTTGCGAGGCTTGTATTTTTGTTCTTTCGTCTTTACGATCTTCTTTAGTTTTTTCTCTATCTTTTATACCTTGAGTTTCTAAAGCCCTAAGCTGCATATCAAACTGAAATTTTTGAGCTGCAAGTTGAGCCTTCATTTGCGACTCTGCTTGTATTCTACCAGCATCGAGCTGAGCTTGTAATTGCATCATTTGAGCTTCAGCTTGTTTTAAAGCTTGTTGTTTTTGTATTTCTAGCTGAGCAGAAGCCTGTTGCTGCTGCACGTTAGCTTGAGCTTGAGCAGCTATGTTCTGCTGCTGTATTTGTTGATCTTTTTGCTGCTTTTTATTTCTTCGTATTTTAAGCATTTGATTAGCAACTTTAACATTGCTTATATCTCTAAGATCAATAACATCTTCAAGGTCTATAGTTTTTTGTGCTAAAGCTTGCTGTATATTGTTTTCAAGTATAGCTTTTTCCTCTTCGTCTGGAGCTAGCTCTAAAAATATACCAAAGTCGTATAGATGAAGTTCTGACATTTCTTCAAGCGTAGCAACATTGTGCACGCCTATGCTTTGTATAAAAGCTTCTTTAGTTGGCGAGTACTCAATAATGTCTGATATTCTAAGAGATAATTGCTCTGCAACTTCAGCCGTTAAAAATAATCCAGAGTTTAATATATGTCTTGTAGCGGTATTACTATTAGCAGCAGCTAGCTTTTGAACACCAAGCAAAGCTCTTTCGTCTGGTAAACTACCGTCACGAGCTTCATTTAGGCCAGTAGCGTCTCTAATCATCTGCATGTAGTAGTTGTAATTTCCTATTAAAGCGTTGATTTTATTACCGCCACTACCACTAGTTATTTCTTGTATAGGCACTTTACCGGGATTTATATCACCTTCGCTTGTAAACGATCTACCTATAACACTACCTGTTTGAAAGAACATATTTAAAGCTTCTTGTGGATTATAGTTTGTGCCGTTGCCTAAGTCTACTTCAGCCAAGCCATCAGCGTCAAGGTACACGCCGTCTGGAACCATACGTGACATTACTTGTTGTAGCTTCAAATGCGTGAGCTGTATCATATCAGCAAAGCCAGTTATTCTTCTAACTAGTGATTCAATTTTGCCTTTGTACATACGAGGAGCAACAATACTATAATTCATTTTTACTTTAGTAAAATTACTTTTTGACCTCATCATATTTTCAGACATTTCCCATTTAAGCAGCTTGCTAGTACCTAAAACTAAAGCACCTTCGTAAAGAGTTTCAATAGCTCTTTCTAGTTTTGAAAAATTACCTTGAGCATCTGCAGGCGGATCAAAGCTATCATCTTTTTCAATTAGCTTCATAGCTCCACTACCTGTTTCTTTTACTTTGTAAACTTCGTTCATATATGTTTTATAATTAAAGTATAAAACTTGAACTTTATTTCTATCTGTATCTTCGTATCTAGCCCCGCTTTTATTGTAGTTAGATTTTTGCGTGTAACCTGAGTTTTGTATTTCTTCTAAATCATCTTGCGTTAAGTGTGGAAATTGTTTTGCAAGCTCGTTTATAGGTATAGTCTTAACTTCACCTACATAGTATATGTCGTCAAAGTATGGCGACTCAGTATAAGAATAAACCAAATCGGCTGGATCTACATAGTCAATAGTAACGCCGTCTGAAGTAGTGAAGTTTGTTTTTACAGCCGCAATACCTAAAACTGTTAAATCGTAATATAGTCTTCTTTTTATTAAATCGTAATCGTTACCTTGCAATAACACGTTGATAGCTTGTTCTTCTGCTATTTCTACAGCCTGCTTATAGCTTAGCTGCATGTGAAGTTCTAGTTCTTCTTGATTTTCTGGTAAAGTATCTGGATTGTTTTCGTATAAATTTATACCAAACTCTTGGTCAACAAAGTCGAGCATTTCTCTAGACGTCATATCACCTAGTATACTATCCATATACTCAGTTCTTTTAGCAACACCATATTCATCTTGAGAGTACGCTTTAATCTCAAAAGCTCTGTCTGCAATACCATTAACTACTATATCTACAAACTTAGGTATAATTGGTACTGGCGTCCAGTCTAAGTTTAAATAACTTAAATCACCGTTTATAGACAACTCGTCTTTATATTTTTGAACAGGCTGCTCACCTCTTGCGTATAATCTTAATTTGTGAAAATTATTGAAGTTATTATCATATCTAGTGTGAGAATTATCATCATAAAACCACTCTGTTTCTATTGCTTTAGCAACTTTTAAACCATAATCGTAGCTAAGCTTTTCAGCATCACTAACTACTTGACTTGGAAAATAACTTTTTATAACAGACTCTGCCATATTTTTATTTTATTATTCTTGATGTGTTACCGGTATTGCTATATTTAGCTATATTTATATTAAGTGGTTGTTTTATTACTTTTGCTCGTGGTGTATATAAATGTCTATTGCAAGCCATTATTGCTAAGCCAGAGCTTATAGAAGCATCAAACTTAGTTCTTTTATTTATATCAAACTTAGCCCAATCGTTTAAAGTTCTATTAAAATATATATTACCGTAAACACCGTCACCTTTGCTACCAACATGATCGTTAATGTACATTTCAATAGCCGCAGCGTGAGCTTGCTTAATGTCTTCGCTAGAGTTTGGTATACCACCTATTTCTTTTTCAGCTGTAGATAACTTGTTCCAAACTCTATCTGGTCTATTCATGCTAAAGCCTCTATATCCTCTACGTTTAAAATAATACAAAAGCCTTGGTTTATTGTTTTCTGCAAGTATTGGCATACCGTAAAATATACAAGCCATTAATACGTCTTCAAAAAATATTTCAGCAGTTTGTGGTCTAGCTATATATTCTAAAAAGAAATGGTTTGGTGGAGCGTCTTCCATAGAAAACTTTGTTAATCCATGAAGAGATCCGTTGGATCCTCGACCATCAACAGTACCGCTAATATCATAACTATCGCAGCCAAAAGCGCCCATGTGCTCGTTCCCAGGATATTTAACTCCATTTTTAATTATTGTTCTGTTTTGAAGGTTTGCAGGTGGTGTCCAGCTTATTTTAAACCTACCGCTTGCATCTGGATAAAAAATAACTTGAGTGTCTTTAACACCGTTTATCCATTGAAAGTTTCCGGTAGTAATAACTGAATCATTACCTATACCTTCATTATAATCTATTTGTTCGTATATTTTAACTAAATTAAATATACTATTTTTTGCTTCATCTCTAAACGCATGTTCTTCAGTTCTTGGAAACTGTCTGTAAAACTCGTTTAACGCGTCTTGATCTGACTTCAACCCTTCAGCCTCATTATTCCAATGATCGATTATACCTATATCAATCAGTTCACCGTCGGGTCCGTATACATCATTATTTGGGTTATTAAATACAGGCTGTCCGTATTCGTCAATAAATCCTTCATAGTTCCATTCCATTGGGATAAACAAAGAATATAAACCAGACTTTGTTTGTCCATTGCGGTTTCTGCTTGTAACGTCTGAATCATTGTACAGCTTTTTAAAGTTATCACCACCTTTATCTAACGAGTTACTCGTCGAACCCATCATACATTTACCAACTATACGAGCACCTAGCCTTAAACAAGTTTTAGTTACTCGCCAGTTGTTTAGAATATTATCAGGTCTTTCCCACTTACCACTTTCATCGTGAACTAACAAGCTAAGCTTTTCACCGTCATAGCTGTTATCACCTGTATTTTTCCAATCAATAGT